ACAGGAGCTATTACTACTAGAATGAGTTCAGGTATGCCTGACTTAACTGGTTTATCAATATCAGATGTAGCAACAGCATCTACGCTAACTTTAGCGGCTGATACAATTTCTGTTGTTAACTACACAGGAGCAGCGGCAGCTGCTTGCACATTACCTGCAGCAACAGCAGGAACAATTGTAGTTTACGCTCAAGCAAAAGACACAACTGGTGGAACAGCAACTTTAAGTTTTGACTGTGCAGGATCAGATGTTTTTGCAACAGGATCTGTAATTGAGTCAAGAAACTCATCTGAAGTAACTTTTGATACTTCAGCAGCGGGTGAAACTTTATTAACTTTCACACCAGCTGACGCAGCAACAAATCTTTTTACAACTGGAAGCATGATTGCTTTTATTTGTTATGAAGATGGCACATACCACATTGCTTCAAAAATGGGTGGTGCAGCTGACGCTACTACAGGTGCATTTGCTTTTGCATCATAATAAATAATTAGTGTGGGGCTTCGGCCCCACATTTAATTTTAAGGAGAAAATATGAGTTCAGATCAGAAGTTTACAAATATAGCTAGCACAGGACAGGTGAAAACTATTTCTGGTGGTTCTGTTAATTTAGGACCTTGCAGAGTAACTTACATACAAGCAAATGGTGTAGCATCATCAGTTGTTGTGTTAAGAGATATTTCATCTGGTAGTACAGGAGATAAAGTTTTTGAAGCTGATTTTGGCACAGAAGGTTTAGATATTTTTGTTCCAGGAAATGGTATCAGATTTGAAAATGGTGTTCATGCAACCATGACTAACACAACGTCTTTGACTATTGGTTACACTGGCTAGGAGTTTAAATGGCTAATACTACTTCAGGAACGGCAACGTTCGATAAAACTTTTGCTATTGATGAAATAATAGAGGAAGCTTTTGAACGTATTGGACAGCAAAATGTTGCTGGCTACCAATTAAAAAACGCCAGAAGAACCTTAAATATATTATTTCAAGAATGGGGCAATAGAGGTATTCATTATTGGGAGATAGATGAACTCAATATGGATTTAATTGAAGGTCAATCAGACTATGATTTTTTTAGATCTAGTGATGATGGTACAAGTGCTGTATCTACACCAGCAAATGTATATGGAATGTCCGATGTTCTTGAAGCACAGTTAAGGTCTAACAGAACTCAAACAACACAATCAGATTCACCTATGACAAAAGTAGATAGATCTACTTATGCAGGTTTTTCTAATAAATTATCTAAAGGAACACCTAATCAATATTGGGTAGAAAGATTTATTGATAAAGTTAGAGTGCATATTTACCCAACACCAGATTCAACAAACGCATCAAAAGATATGCATTTTTATTACATAAAAAGAATACAAGATGTAGGCGACTATACAAATGCAACAGATGTTCCATTTAGATTTGTGCCTTGTATGGTATCAGGATTAGCATATTATCTATCTATGAAGTATCAACCAAATTTAATTCAACAAACAAAACTAGTTTACGAGGATGAGTTTGCAAGAGCGTTAGCAGAAGATGGTTCTGCATCTAGCACACACATAACACCAAAAGCATATTACCCAGGATCATAATGAGAAAAAAAATTTTTAAAAGTGTATTGAGTAAGGGAGCAAAAGTAATTAAAAAAGTAAGCCCTGAATTTCAAGAAGCTATAAAAAAACATAAAAAACTTTTAAATAGGTACAAAAACAAACCTTTAGATAAAGATGCTGTAAGAGAATCTTATAGAATATTTACAAAACCTTCAAGAGGTAGAAAATAATGGCAAAATACGCAACAGGTAAATATGCAAAAGCTATATCAGATAGATCTGGTATGGAGTTTCCATACAAAGAAATGGTTAGAGAATGGAATGGTTCTTTTGTACACGTATCAGAATTCGAACCAAAACAACCACAACTAGAACCAAAACCTATGAATGGTGATTCTATATCTTTAAGAAACGTAAGACCTGGTAGAACAGAAACAGCTGTTCCAAAACTTTTACCATTAAACCCATTTACAACAACAAACGGGTCTACAACAATAACTGTTAAAGAACCTGATCATGGAAGATCAACAAATGATAGAGTTAGATTTAGAGATGCAACTGTTGTTGGAGGGGTAGCTGCAGCAACAATAAATCTAGCTGCAGGTTATTTAATTACTAAGGTAAATGATGATAAATATACCTTTGCAACAGCCACAACATCTAGTATAAGTGAAACAGGGGGAGGTGGCTCTGCATCGGCAGGACCAGTAACGGTAACAGCATGATTAAAAAAATAAAAAACTTTATATGTAATTTGTTTGGTATTAAACAATGTGCATGTCCTGAAAAGGATGAACATCTTCAATTATATGAAGATCCGGCAGAACCAGAAACTCCAATATATGAAGATGTTAATGGCAAAGCAGTAAAATGTGGGACACACAATAGATACAAAAAAAGCTGTCCTATTTGTAGAGAGGTAGCGGGGATAATATAATGCCAGGTTTAAGTGCATCAGGATTAAAAACACAAATTAAAAGTTATACTGAAACAGATTCAAATGTATTAACAAATGATGTTTTAGAAAACATAATTTTAAATGCACAATATAGAATATTTAGAGATGTGCCTATTGATGCAGATAGAAAACAACAATTAGGTAATTTTGTTGCTGGACAAGAATCTATAAATTCACCAGCAGGAGCTGTGTTTATTAGAGCTATACAAGTTTACGACACTGCAGGATCTGAAACAACTGGAGCTAATAGATATTTAGAAAAAAAAGATATAACATATCTTCAAGAGTATCAGGATGTAACTGGAACCTCCTCTGCTCAAGGTCAACCTAAATATTATGCTATGTTTGGTGGTGCAACTGGTAATACAGATACTACATCAGGTCGTATTATAGTGGCTCCAGTCCCTAACACTACATATAGATATAAAGTTCATTTTAACAAAATGCCTAATCTTTTAGAAAATGATGATACCAATTATATCAGTCTTAACTTTCCAAATGGCCTATTATATTGCTGTTTATCAGAGGCATATGCATTTTTAAAAGGTCCGATAGATATGTTGACTTTATACGAAAATAAATATAAAGAAGAAGTACAGAAGTTTGCTAACGAGCAAGTCGGTAGAAGACGAAGAGATGACTACACAGATGGCACTGTTCGAATACCGGTAAACTCAGTAAACCCGTAGGAGAAAATTATGGCAATAACATCAGCAATATGTTCAAGTTTCAAACAAGAACTTTTACAAGGTAAACACAATTTTGCTTCATCAGGTGGACACACTTTTAAGATTGCATTATTTACTAGTTCAGCATCATTAGATGCTACTACAACTGACTATTCAACATCAAACGAAATTACAAATACTTCTGGAACTGCATACACAGCAGGTGGTGCAACTCTTACAAGAACAGGAGTTGGATTAACTAGCACAACTGCTTTCACAGATTTTAGTGATGTAACTTATTCTTCAGCATCTTTCACTGCAAACGGAGCTTTGATTTACAACACAACAACTGCAGGTGGTTCAGGCACAACTGATGCTGTTTGTGTAATTGCATTTGGTGGTGACAAGACAGCGAGTAACGGAACTTTTAAAATAGAGTTTCCTGCAAACAACGCTACAGCAGCAATAATCAGATTAGCATAGGAGGCCGACCATGTCGGTATCTTCAGGATGGGGCAGGTTCACCTGGGGT